CGATTTCACCGTTGTAGATGCCTTCAGGGTTGACGTAGTTAGCAGGTGTACGCCACGCTGCTGCGTCTGTTGCTGAACGGAAGTCATAAGACACGTCTGGGTGGATGAAGCCAACATACGAACCATTGATGGTAGGTACGTTTGCGCCACGAAGTTGTGCTACAACTCTACGAACGTCATTTGCTGCGAGGGTGTCGTCAGCGTTAACGGTTGTACGGCTGGATGGGTCAACTGCTCCACCTGTTGCGTAAACCACGTTGTCGCCTGCTTCAAGCACGTTACGAGCGATGGTGTCAATTGACAAACCAGCGTTGTAACCAACTGCTTGTGCTGCTACTGGGTCTACAGGGAGGAACGAGGTTGCACGAAGTTTTGCTGTCGTTACAGTTGCGTTACCGTATTCGTTGAGAGTGACAGTAACTTGGCTATCGCTCATTGCGACAGGGGTTACGTCTTCTGCTTCGCCAAGAGCAGTGGTTGCTGCTGCAAGGTCTGCGAATACTGTGAACTTAACTGATGCACCTGGGTTGGTTGCGTTTGTGGCTTGGACATCTGCAAACTGGTCAAAGTACATTTCTGGGCGAAGGGCAAAATATGCCAACTTCTCAAATGCCACCTGGTCTGTTTGTAGGTTTGCTGTGCCTGTTTCTGCTGCGTAGTAATCAGCCATTTTAGTTTTTCCTTATTGGATAGAAGTGGTTAAAAAAGGTCTATGCCTTGTGCTTGTGCTTCTTCAAAAATCTTGTAGACCTCTGCTTCAGAGTTGGCTTCACTAATACGCTTGTTCCAAGATGGAGGTGGTGGTGCCGATTCGCTTCCAGCAGCAATTTTATTGGTTTGCTGCCAGCCTCGTTTGTCGGAGTCATCTGTCTGGGGTGTAATTAGTTGTGCTTCTTCGGCAGCCTCACGGATTGCTTCAGGGGTCAAATCACCGTCATAGCCTTTAACAAAGTATTTGAATCGTGGATTACTGGTGTCTATTCCAGCCTTCACGAAAGCAAGTTCTTGCTTGGCTGTGGCGAACTCTGCAACTTGTTTGCGTAGTTCGTTGGCTTCTTTTTCCAACTGTTTCATCCTCGCCCGTACAGGATTCTGTCTGGGTTCGGTATCCATTTGGTCGTCTATCTCTGAATCATAATCTTCATTGAAATCTGACATTGCACTCTCCTTAAGCCCTCACCACATCGGAGGAACGTGGTGGCTGCTAGTTGTTACACCCCATTATTTCGTTACTGATTAGGGGGGCTATCAGTAAGTCTTGCCATCGGCATCGGTATTACTATAACACATATTTTTCTTGTGTGCTACTGACCGATTGTGGTAAGTCCTGTTTGTTGTGATTGGTTTGAGGCAAAGCCTCCACCTGCTTCAAATCCTGCTTGACGGGAACGCTTCCTTCGGGCAATTGCCTGTCGTGCTTCTGCGTTTGTTCCGAAGGTTCCAGCAATTTGTTCTTCTTGACTGATTGCAGTTTCGCCTTGCATACCTGCCTGGAACAAACCTTGTTGTTCTCCTATGGCTGCAAAGCGTTGTTGTGCTGCTTCGGAAGATACGCCCTGTGCTGCTAGTTCTTCTGCTGTAGTAATCCCTAGTTGTATTCCTGCTTGGGCTTGTCCTTGTGCAGATATTTGGGCTGCTTGGATTTGTCTGTTGAATAGTTCTGCGTTCTTGTTGCGCCCGATAATATCTGTGGCTCTGGTTGGGTCCAGAAAGTAGGCAGCCAGGTCTGTGTCGTTGATGCCGTACAAGTTTTGTAACTGTTGTTTTACGCTTGACGGGGCGTTCAGGGCAGCCCTATATCCAGCCTGAATACGATTATCAAATTCAATTGCTGAAACCCTGCCAGCAATCAGTTTGGCTAAATCTTCAGGCTGGTCATAAAAACCAACAGGCAAACCATTAGCAGCCAAACGTGCAACGTATTCTTGTTCAGCCTGAATATACTCGTTAGGTTTGAACGGCTGAAGACCAGCCTTGATGCGACCCTCATTACCAATAAACCTTTGCTTTATGGCGTTCTGAATACCAGTATCAGGACTGGAATCAATGTACTTACCCACAGCATCAACGTCATTCACATCAACAGAAGGGTCAGTTACCAAAGAGTTCAGCAACGGGAAAAGAAAGCCAAGCCCCAAAGAATTCAGCGTAGTTTGTAGTTCAGCAGTGGTGGACATTTATCCAACCTTCCCAAAAAGTTTAGTAACAGTATTGATAATCCCAGAATACTGTTCTTTAGCCTGAGATGTTTTAGCCCAATCAGGCAAACCACGCAAATACTGAGTCCATTCCGTAGCGTTCATCAAACGAGACTCCCCAGATTTAGGGTCTTGATACGTCAACAACTTGCCAAACTTAGTGGCATCCGAAAAGTTGATGGCTGTCTGGTCAATCCCCAAAGTTTGTGCAGCAATAGAACGGTACGACTCAGTAGCATCATCCACCGTACCCGTGTCTAACTGTGCAGCCAAAGCAGGATACAAACTTTTAGCCTGATTACGAAACTGGTCCTTGATTTGTTGAGCCGTGATAGTCCCAGAAATAATAGATTGTGTGTACCCCTCAATAGAAGAATCAGACAGATTCAAACCATACGACCTAGACAAAGCCTTCAAAGAAGCAGCGTCAGTTCCTTGTTGCAATCCAGTAGGGGTGGTCGCAGCAGGAGCAGCCCCACCAACAGCCCCACCAGCCTTAGCCTTAGCCACAACTTTTTCACCAATCTTGTTAGCCAAAGTCGCAGCATCCCAACCAGCCTTCATAAAACCAGCAGACAAAATATTCAAATCAGAATCATCCAAAGAATAACCAGACTTAGCAGCCTGGTCACGAACCATAGTCTTGTTCATTTCCAACTTGTCCAAATAAGAACGGTCATTAGTAGACGTACCTTTTAGATAGTCATACTCCCCAACCTGCAAACCAAGATTCCATTTTGATTTAACAATATTGTTTTTGATGTCTTCAATAGGTTCATCATTTACATAACCATTTTTGATGATGTTTGCAACTTCAGGGTTGGTGTTATAAATGTTCACCAACCAACCGTATTTACCATTGATGTAGTCAATCCACTTTTGACCTTCGGTAAAGGCAACTCTTTTCTGTTTTGCTTTTCTGTTTTGAGCAGCAATTTGTGCTTTAGTTAGTGCCATTGTTATTGTCCTCCACTTAGAGCCTGGTCAATAGCCCCAAAGATATTGTCCATCTTTTGAGTATTCACTTCAGTACCAAAATCTTTTTCAATAGATTGGGTAGCAAAAGTCTGGGCAGAAGGTGGTGTAGTCACAGTTCCACCAGAAGCAACCTTGCGTTGATAAGCCAATTGTTGTGCCTGATAAGACTCAACAAGGTTATTCAAATCTCCCTCACCAAGATTGCGACCTAAAGAATCTTGCGCTGCTTTTTTGAATACGGCTTTCAATTCAGCAGGGTTATTCAATTGGTATGTCGGCAGTGAAGAAGATGACGTAGCCGAAGGAGCAGGGTTTTTGGTTAGCAAAGTAATTTGCTCGTCAATTTTTTTCCCACGCAAAGGCGAAGATGTGTCTTGATTCAAAAGGTTGATACGGCTAAGAGCCTGCTTATAAGCCTTGATTGTTTTAGGGTCTGTTTTGTCACCAAGAACACCAGGAATAAAACCAGGGAAGGCTTTCATCAACTGTTGTTGAATAGAAATAATTTTGTCTGGCGAAAATGAAAGAATTGATTGCCAGTCACCCGTAGAATAAGTATAGGGATTTGTTGGGTCTGCTGCCTTGTATGTAGGGTTTTTGTCTAACCCTTGATAGTTAGGGTCAATACCCCCTGCATAACCTGTGCCTGCGCTTGGGGTGAAAACGTCAGATGCACTTGCCCCAGAACCAGGAACAGTATTCCCCGTAGTTGGGGGCTGAGTCGTAGTTGTAGTAGGTGTATTTCTTGGAGCCATAGTTGTGCTTGTCGGATTAGGTGATGTGGTAGTCACGGGAATTGTAGTTGATGTTGTTGGAGAAACACGAGGACCAAATTCTGATTTAGATGGTACGCCTGACCTTTGACCACCAACAGGTTCGGGAACAGTTGTAGTGGTCGGAGCCAACGTAGTCGTTGGTGCCATAGACGTTGTTGGTGCCATAGTTGTTGTACTACTAGAAGTAGTAGTTGTCTCATCAATACCAGGAATACGACCAACCCCACCAATAGTAGAACGAGTTGTAGGAACAGAAGTAGTTGTTGTAGTCAAAGCCTTAGCCACAGTTGTAGGAGTGACAG